ATTGAACAGCAAGCTTGGCAGGCGGCCGCTAATGAAATGTTAAACAGTCGCTGGGCAAGACAGGTGGGTAACCGCTCTCAAACGCTCAGTGAAATGATGCGTTATGGAACTGAACCAACACAAAAGTAAGGAATGGGTATGAACGTTATTACCGGAATTTTAGGTAAAACCCTATGGGAAGTACTGAAAGGCTTAATCTTACAAGTCGCATGGAAAGTGATTCTTGAGCGCTTCGCCTCTCGTCTTGTAATTTGGGGCCTAGAGAAGATTAAAACCCTCACAACGAACGATGTCACACAAGAAACAGTGAATGACATTATCCATTCACTGAAAGGTAAAAAACTCAAAGAGGTCGAACAATGGGAATGACAATAGATCCGAACTGGCTTAATGCTGTGATAGCGTTTTGTACCTTTGTCACCCTTATCCTTAGCTTACTGATTAGTTACTTGTTTCGGCTATCGAAAGAGCTTGGAGAGCACAAGACTCACGTAGCGGAAACCTACGCCACCAAAGATGATGTCAAAGAGCTAGGCGACAGAATAGAACGCAGCATGGTGAAAGAATTCGACCGCCTACACACCTTACTCCAAGGTAAGGAAGCTGTATAAAAAGAAGCTGAATAAAGCTAACATAAACGCACTTCGATAAAAGAGATTTTAAATATTCGCCTACAAGTTAATTAAAGAACGAGGGTTGATTTAACCCTCGAAATCTTCTTAGATAAGCCCTTTACTACGCTGAATTTTTCTCATTCTTTTTAGAGTTCTCTCTTACAAAGAAGACTAACTTTGAATAATAAATGTCAATTTTTTCGACTATTTCCCCCGCTTGTCTTGAGCTAGCCTTCTCTATTGATTTATAGAATAAAAACGAGAAAACTATGGAGCTAATTAGCACACAAATAGCGGAAAATAGTTTCGAATTATTTTCAGAGATAAACTTCACTGATAGGAAATAAGTAGGAGATGCTACAAGACCAATCATCATCATATGTGTGAGATATAGTGAGAATGAAATCTTACCTAAGAAAGAGGGGAGCTTTGATGATAATATGCTGTTAAAAAGACCGAAGTTAACGATTAAAAAAACCAAAACAAAAGAAACTATTATATAGTAATATCCACCATAGTTAGGCTTACTCAAAGCGTATATAATTAATGGTATAAGGATAATGTATAAACTTTTATGAATACTCTTGAATTTAAAGCTACGCTGAATATCAATTATCAATGCGCCAGCAATGAAAGATAAAACATAAAAGTGCTCAAAGAAAAAACAAAAAGAAAACACACCGAGGTATGTGAAAAGTCTGTTTTTACCATCACCTAAAAGAGGAAGTACCATAAAAAGAAAATAAGAACTTATTAACTCTGGCCCCATTGTCCAAAGGACACTATTATAGGTAGACTGTGGACGGTAGTTAAAAAAAGTATACCAGAAAGAACTTGATAATGCAGATTCAAGTTCTGGTTCAAAACTCCACTGGCTATTTAGCCATGAAATGGGGCCGCTTACATATATCTCACCAAACTCTATAGCGAGCTCTTTATTACTATATAAACCATTTGACATGCAAAAATATGCTAAAAATATACTACTTGCGACCGGTATTAATAAACGAAAATACCTTTTAGCTGCCGACTTTCGGATGTAGCTTAATCTATCTTTTTCTTTTAATTGAAAGAACTTTATACTAAGAACCGAGCCTGACATCATCCAAAAAAGCCAGACACTAAACGTTCCATTTGTTAATGCTAAAATAGTGGAAGTTATCATTTCATTGAATATACCCCCAGACATGGACCATTGCTCTAACCTTGTGTCATAATCAACGGCATAGGTGTAGCACAAATGCATTATAACTACGGACATTGCTGCAATGCCACGCAATCCATCTAGTGGGTAAAGTTTTTTGGTTGCTATCATATATGGAAATCTTCTATTTAGGGTAAATTAACACTCTAGACCAACATTTACTCTTAGTATCAAGTTTAAGTCGCTGTACTCTTCTTGATATTTCTGACCTAAAATAGCCTGAATTCTGGGGTGAAATTTTACTTATGGTGATAAAGTGGGGGGGAATAATAGATTAATTAACGTTTAATGACCACCTCCTTCTTCGAGGAACTCCCCTAATAGCTGAGCCTAAGCCGCATCCAAACGTTTATATTCTTTAGGGGTAATGATCGGATGCCCCACAACATCATTCAACTCTTGCATCATATCAATGAGTGGTAGCAACTCGTTTTTGTGGAACAGCCAATCGACCTTATTCAAGTCCAGTGACGTAATACTCTCGCGTCGAATGCTCATCAACTCGATTGGCACACGGTGAACCGAAAGCACCTCGTTCATGGTTTGATTTTTTACATCTCGGTAAGCATCTTTGGCTTCAACTTGCCCAATAGGCTTGAGCTCTGGGGCTTTGGTGTCTTTACCTTTGGCATTCACAAACAGGTTTTTAAACGCCATACCTTCTTGAGCTTGCAGCTGCTTCTTGATGGCCTTTTCTTGCTTCTCAGTCATCGAAGGCTCGTTCATATACAGCAAGTAACCTGCATGGTTACCGTTACGGTAATACTGACGACGAAACAAGGTAGCATCATCGTTCAGCCAAATAGAGGTCAAAGAGCTAATGTGGCTCGGCAAACCATACAGTTCTTGAGCAACGTCATAATCACCCAAATAGAACACTTGGTTATGTTTGTAGTCGATACGGCCATCATCATCGTAAGCTCTTGGCTTATACGTCCAACCCAAGTCTTCACGTCTACGCATGTAAAGTGTCGGTAAGTGCTTGAGCTTAACGACTTCACCCAAACCTCTATAATCCCGAATCACCTGAAGGTGAGCACCACCAAAAGTGAGGTAGTCTTGAATAAAGCGCTTTGCATCTTGGCGTGAGAGCAACCCACTCAACGCAATGGCATGCATTAACGTATTGCGCTTAAACTCAATCGCACTCGAATGCATCGGATTGGTGCGCAGTGCTTTGGCTAGCGTATCTAAGGCGAGCGGTGGTTCATATAAACCATCAACCAACGCCACTTCTAAATAACTGAGAATGTCGCTGTTCATCACGCTCACGGGTTTAGAAAATTCAATCTCTATCACTTTGTCTCTCCAAAAGTTAGGCTAGAAGAACTCGACAGTGGTGTCGGTGTCGTTATTAATATCAATCGGCTCCCAACGCAGAACGTGCATAGACGCCCAGGCTAAATCCGCATGAGAGCCAATTTTGCTGCGGTTGGAAGTAAAGGTAATTTGGTTACTTACTTTGGTGGTTTGCTGGCGAATCATTAAGAACGAATGCACGAGGTCATCCCACTCCGCTTCAAACTGTAAGCGACCACTGTTAATGATTTCTCGTGATTTATAAGCCATCAATCGTTTCACTTCGGGTGAGTAGTCCAACTCAACCAAAGCGGGATAAAACTTGCGAACAAGCTCTGCAACCGCAGAGCCTACGCCGCTGGTATCCATCGCCATGTACACCACATTGTATTTATCGGTAATGCTGCGAATGGTGTCAGCCTGTTGCTCATAGCTAGAGCCTTTAAGGCGCACTCGCTCAATCAGTCGGAACACACCACCTTTGCGCTTCGGCTTTAACGCCACCACGAGGCCTGCATCATCCGAGCTTTCACCCGTTCCGCCACCTCTTGGGTCATAACCGACCAAAACCTCTGCATTGCCCACTGGCCTTGCTTTGTCGTGGTCGACATCTTTCCACAATGACGTATCAGCCTTACAGGCCAGTAATGCTTTCAATGAGAAGAACGAAGCGCTGTCATCCAAAAACTTACAACGCAACAGGTTGTCGAAAATCTCCTTAACCGGATACTTACGCTTAAGCTTATCCATGTTGAAGAAGGTCGCGCCTTTCTTAATCGCATCATCAACCGTGATCATTTGACGGAAGATAAAATCAACACCTAAAGCACCGGCTTTAAGTGCCTTGTGGCTGATATCAATGCCGTGCTCTTTCTTGCCTTGCCATTTAGGGTAGGCTTCATGGGCCATGGTGGAAGGTGTTGAAATGTAAGTGGTGCGGAACTTCGCCTGAATCGACATACCGCCTGCATAATCATCCAACTCAGCAAAGCGAGGGATCCAAAACACTTCATCCCAATACATGTGGCCGTTAAAGCCTTGAGAGGTCGCCACGTTGGTCGACATAAAACCAAGCTTTGCACCGTTGCTTAACTCAATGTCGTCCTTACCTTTAAGGACAATGCCACCAATCTCAATCGCGAACTGTCGAATGTAGTTTTTGAAGATATAAGACTGCTTTTTCGACGCAGAGATAAATACCTGGTTGTCGCCAGTCAGCACCGCATCTTCAAACGCTTCAAAGGCAAAATAGAACGTAAGACCAATCTGGCGCGACTTAAGATAAAAGCGCGTTTCGTTGATTTCATCATTTTGCTTATGGCCGTGAATTTCCTTTTGGTATTCGAAAAAGGTTTTCTCGCGATACTCATCCAACATCTCTTTGGTGATGTGGGAAACATCGTTCTTCACCTTATTCAACTTACGTCCACGCTTTTGCTCACCATCACTTCGGCCAGCTGGCCGGTTGCGCCTTTGCTCTGCTTCATCACGCTTGAATTGCTGTTCGAGCAGCATCTTCAGCTCACGCTCTTGGCTCTCAAGCTTTTGGTCAACCCACATCAAGTAAGCAATGCGCTGTCTCATCATCAATTCAATGGGCGCATCATCCCTCAGCGTTTTCCAGTCAAACTGAGTTATCCATTTTTGAACCGTGCGAGTGGCCACACCAACCGCTTCTGCAATTTCTGCAGGCTTACGTTGGCGTAAAAACAGTCCCAAAGCTTTTGTTTGGTCGGCGGTATATAGCGGTTCGCTAACAACATTATTTTCCATGCTTGCATAGTGCTACAGCGCTTGTGATTACTCAGCTTGAACGATTTCTATATCAAGCGTTTAGAACTAGGACAAATACAAAAAGGCGGAGGCATTGGGTAAATTGGAATCATCGAATTTAGGAGAGTTTAGGCATGTTCCAATCAGAGCTAATTTGTATTTTACAGGCAGGAGCAACTATTGATGGTCGAGTCATTGAGCAAAAAATCATTGATGAGATTGCAGAAACTTACAACCCAGAAGTCTATACAGCTCGAATCAATGCAGACCATTACCCGTGGAGCAACAAGTATGGATCAGTCCTATCTGTGGAAAAGAAAGAAGACAAGCTATTCGCAGTACTGAAGCCAAACTCAATGCTTTTACGTATGGCTGAGCAAGGCCAGCTTTTACATACCTCGTGTGAATTCTATGAAAAGTTTGCAGACACAGGGAAAGCCTACCTGACTGGATTGGCCCTGACTGATGAACCTGCATCGTTAGGGACGACACAGATTCAATTGTCGGCTAACAGCAAAGATAAAGCGTGTGTCCCAACGAGCTTTCAAATCACCTTGGAACAACTCTCTCAAAGTACCGAGGAAGAAGAAGCCTCGATGTTCAATAAATCTAAACGCTGGCTTAAGGGCGAAAGTGAACTTGAGCAGCTCTCACAACAACAGGAAGACAACGACATGAGTAAAGAACTTGAAGAGCTACTCAAGCAAAGCATTGAGCAAGGCAAAGAGAATCAGCAACAACTAAGCCAGTTAAGTGAGCAAGTTGAAAAGCTCAACACCAATGGTCAGCCGCAAGAACCTGAAGTCGAAGAAGGCACTGAAGTGACTGAGCTAGAAGACAAAGTCGAGAAGCTTTCATCTCAGTTAGAAAGCCTAACAGGTCAAATCGAAAAACTCAGCAAGCTAACCGATGAAGAGCAGCGTCAGTTAGCCGGCGAAGGTAATGACGAAGAGCGCTACTTATAGGTTTCGACACGTCTTCAACCCATAACGAATTGAATTAGGTAAGAACATGCAAAAGCAGACCAAAACAAAACTCAGCGCCTACGTGAAAGCCGTGGCAGCGCAAAACGATGTAGATGATGCAACCGAGAAGTTTAACGTGAGCCCGAATGGTACGCAGCGCATTATCGCAGCTATCCGTGAAAGCAGTTGGTTCCTTAACAAAATCAACATCATCTCAGTGAAAAACCAAAAAGGTGAATCCATTGGTCTTGGCGCTACAGGCATGATTGCCAGTCGTACCGATACATCAGGCTCGGGCAAACGTACACCGAAAGATCACTCAAGCATGGGGGCGATGCCTTACATGTGTGAGCAAACGAACTTTGATACCGCGCTTCGTTACGCAAAACTGGACGCGTGGGCGCACCATAAAAACTTCAACGCCTTGATCAGTAAAGCAACCCGAGAGCAAATTGACGCCAATAAAATCACCATTGGTTGGTATGGCGAAAGCGCCGATAAAAATACCGATGCTACCGCCAACCCGAACGGTGAAGATGTGAATAAAGGTTGGTTCCAAGCCATGCGGGATCATAATGAAGATCGCT